CGAACAGATGCGGGTAGGAGAGTCTCACAAGTCCTGTGATAACGCTGCCGTCTTTCTTGATCTTTGCTGTGTACTTTGTGTCTGCCATTTTCTTTGTCCTCCTTGTTAATCGTTGAAATCATCCGCGGTGACGGCGGTCACAATCGCGGGACGTTTATCGCTTTCCGGTGCCAGTGTTGGCGCTCCCTCGGGCTTAAACACGAGCCCGGACTCTTCGAGCACCTCGTGGAACTCTTTTTTGCCCATGAGCTGCGTCATCTTTGTCACACCGAGGAGCTTCTTTTCGTAGATGAGCGCCGGGTCGTAGCCAGCCTTGACGAGCGTTGCCGCGACAATCTCTTCGCTCTTGTATTTCCGCTTGGCGACGGATTCGACGACCTTCCAGCCGGTCACGGTTTCGCCGCTCTGGGCAAGCTCGAGAGCCTCGTTTTCGAGGTCTTTTGCCCATGCCGTGTACTCCCTCGCGGCGCTTAACGCCTTGCCCATGTCCTCGCCGGACAAGACCGCGTTGTCCTTGCGCCGGCGCTCGATCATCTCCTCGAACTCGTGCATCTTTGCGGCGCGTGCCTTGCAGGACCCGGCAGCAGGGCAAAAGTGCGACTTGCACCACGGCCCGGGGTTATACTTCGGGGACTTGCCGAGGGCCCGTTTTGCCGCAGGGACAATGACTGCCTTGCCCCATGAGCGGAGATCGTCGGCAGTGAGCTCCTCGGCTGTCACACTGTCGAGCCTGGGCTGATAGATGACCATCTTGACCCGGCTGAAATTGTAGGAAAGATCGAAGGCCGCCATTGTTCCGTATGTGTAGAGCCGGATCTGCGGGTTCGCGACCGCGCTGATCGGAACGCCCTTGCCATACTTAAGATCGATCACCTCGCAGGTATCGTCCCCGATGATGACGACGTCCGACGTTCCAAAACCCCCAGGAACGATGTCGGAGAAATCGACGCGCTGCTCGGTCATGAGCTCGGCGGCAGGATCCTTTTTCCGGATCGTTTCGAATTCCTCCAAGACGAAATCGACATAGGGTTCAAGGATCCGCCTCATGTCGTCAAAGGATCCGCTGAGGTCCTTGTGTACCGAGTAGAATGCATTAACCTTGTCACGTATCATGAGCTCAGTCCCGGAAACGGGTCCCAGATTATCGCGGGCTACTTTTATCATGATTTCGGCGAGTGCATGGGCGAGAGTGCCTTCCTCGGCAGCCGGAGAGGTTGTCTCCGGGTAAAGCTCGGCCATGTGCACCGATCCGGGGCAGTTGATCCAGAGCTCCGCGCCGCTTGCGGAGAGCTTTGCATGTTTAGGCATTGCCATCGCCTCCGATCTTGTCCGCCTCCGAGATAAACTCTGCATATTTCTCAGGATCGAGCGTGCTCACGTTCTCCGCGCCGAGCTTTGCAAGCAGCGCTTTAACCTCATCCCGATAGCCTGCTTTGATCTTGGCATGGAGTACTTTGCGGCACGTTGCGATGTCCACCGCGTCGGCTTCGACGGGCTTTGGCATCTTTTCAGTATCCGCTGAGGCCTCAGATTTTGCGTTTTCCGGGGCCTTTGCGGTCTCGGTGGACACTTTATCGGCCGTTTCTCTCGGCGCGTCCTGCGGCTTCTCTGGAGCTTTTTCCGGGGCATTTCCTACGTATGCGCCGACCTTCTTTGCCGCGTCGATGATCCGATCAGCGTCGCCAGCCTTGGCCAGGTGCTCACCGCCCGGCCCGATCACCACATCCGGGACGTCGGCCTGGATGTCGATGTCGCCGTCCTTCTTTCCGGTCCGGCTGAACTGCACGAGCTGACTCGCGAAGCCGATAACCTTCGCGAACTGCGGGAGCTCTCGCATAAAGCGCTCCGCATCTGTAAACTCAAGTGTGATCTTCATATTGTTCCTCCTTTGGCTTTTCTTCTGTCTGTTGTTCCTGATCCGCGATGACCGCCTCGAGCAGTGCCGCGGCGAGACGTCTCAGTTCGGGGTGCCGGTCCATCATGACCACCTCGAGGCGAAGATCTCGCAGATACCCGCGAGGAGAGCGCTGACTGCTGTGCCGCTCATCGCGATCGTGTAGGCGAGGCCCTCGCTATCGACAAAGCAGGCGAAGATCATCGCCACAAACAAACACGCGAATGTCCGTGTCTCCCAGGCATCCCTTTTCCTGCGTCTGTATCTTGAAACTCTGTTCATAGATCCTCCTTTGTTCAAAGTTCACTAATGGTTAACTTCATGAGGTAAAAAAAAGCATATTGACTGATACGTGAAAATACTGGGCTATTTTCACTTTCATCTCGTCGGAAGGTACAATTTCCCCGGCTTCATACTTCCAGTACGCCTGTCGCGATACGCCGAGCGCCTGAGCGACTTCTGCCATACCACGATCACCTCGCAGTTCTTTCATACGTCTTCCTATCTCTTGGCTAGTTGGTAACATTTCCTTTGTTCAGTCCTCCTTTGCATTCTTTTTGCTTGAGATGAGTTAACTGCTTGTTAACAACATACATGGTAGCGCCGCACAATATATTTGTCAACCACCAGTTAACAAAAACTATAAAATCTGCTATAGTAGAGCCACGGGAGGTCGAGGCGATGACTACAGCACAAAGAATCAAAGACTTAAGAACAATGCACCACATGACAATGCAGGCTCTCGCCGATCAATGCAATGTATCCAGAGCTACGATCTCCATGTGGGAAGCCGGTAAAAGAGAGGTGGGCCGTGATAATCTCCAGCTTCTTGCAGATATTTTCAACGTCTCGCTGGATTACTTAACCGGCAAGTCTGATGTATCTATGCGGTTTTTGTCACCCGAAGAGCTTCAGATCATCGACACTTTTCGTAGCATGAGTGCCGATCAAAAAGCGCTTGTAAAAACAATGTTCAAGATAAACTAGGAGGAAAAAAGCTATGTTTGGAAAGCAGAAAGAGACAAAAGAGGAAAAGCAGGCAAGAAAAGAGCAGGAACTCCTTGAGCGGTACGGTCTGCAAGAACTGTCAGACCCGCAGGACGTCGCATCAGTACGTAAAATCGCCCAGGAACTGACAGGAACGGGCTTAATGGAGACCGGCATGGCGTTATCGATGGGATCCGCGGCCGATCAGGTCAAAGTAAGCTATCTCCGCGCCCTTGTAGAGCAGAATTTTATCATCATTAGACAGTTAGACAGGATCTCAAAGAAATGACCGGTGTAATCTATGCGAGGTATAGCGAGGGACCGCATCAGACCGACCAGAGCATCGAGGGACAGGTGGCCGATTGTAAAGCATACGCGGCGAAAAACGGGATAAATATCCTCGGCGTGTATGCCGATCGGCATATCTCCGGCAAAAGTGCGGCGACGCGGCCGGAGTTCCAGCGGCTCATTGATGACGCCCAGGCGGGCCGCTTTGAGTGCGTGATCGTTTGGAAAATTGACAGGTTTGGCCGAAACCGGCAGGACATCGCCCTTTATAAGCTCAAGCTCAAGCGTGCGGGTGTGAAGCTCTTTTATGCTGCCGAGTCAGTGCCCGAAGGTCCGGAGGGCATCATCCTCGAGAGCGTCCTCGAGGGCATCGCGGAATACTATAGCGAGGACCTGCGACAAAAGGTCATCCGGGGCCGCCGCGAGACCTTGAAAAAGGGCAAGCTCGCGGGCACGGCGCTCCCGATCGGCTACAAGCGGGTCGATGGGCGTCCTGTAATTGACGAGAGCACCGCTCCGCTGGTCCGTGAAGTTTATCGAATGTATATCGCCGGCGAGGGTGTCAAAAGTTGCATCGAGTACCTTAACGCGCACGGCGTGACCGGGTGCCGAGGCGGCAAGATCGGCCAGGCTGTCATGTACCGTATGCTCAGAAGCAAGAGATATCTCGGAATATTTGACGAGAGCGGGATCGAGCTGCGTGCGGATCCGATCATAGACGAGGCGACTTACGAGGAGGCGCAGAAGATGCACAAAGGGAGCAGGCAAAACGCCGCGGCCAAAGCGAAAGACGAGTATCTGCTGTCCTGCTGCTGTTTTTGCGGCTACTGTGGGACAATGCTGGATCC